TGTGGGCCTCGCCGAAACGGCGAGGCCTTTTTTATTGGATGACACACGATGAAGGATACAGGCAAGAGCGATACAGCCGCGACGACAGGCTGCGAGGAAGAGTCGCAGTCACAAGAAACGCCGAAAGGGCGGATGCTGTCGGAGTTCCTCGCCACTCTTCGGACAAACATTGAGGACAGGCTCAAGAAAAAAGAGGTAAAGCCGTCGATCGGCGACTACTTGAAGGTGCTGCAGCTCGAAAAAGAGCTTGAGAAACAAGACGCTGAGGAGGTTCGCGCAACGTGGGTCGAGCCAAAAGAATCTGTTACAGAGAAATAGGTTACGCGCCACTGCCGGCGCAAAAGGCATTTCACGATTGCGCGGCGCGGTTAAAAGGCTTCTCCGGGCCGATCGGGAGCGGAAAAAGCCAAGCCCTCTGCCAGGAGGCGATCCGCCTCACTTATTTTAATCAAGGGCGGATGGGCCTGATCGGATCTCCCACTTATCCCATGTTACGGGATTCCACCCAGGCGGCCATGCTGGAGATTCTCGACGCCAACCACATCCCATACGAGATGAACAAGGCTGAAAACACGCTTGTGTTAAGCGACACGCGGTCGCGGGTCGTGTTTCGCGCGCTGGAGGATTTCGAGCGTCTGCGCGGGACGAACCTAGCCTGGTTCGGAGTAGACGAGCTGACTTACACGCAGGAAGAAGCGTGGCTGCGCCTGGAGGGACGTCTACGGGATCCAAGGGCGAAACGGCTATGCGGTTTTGGAGTCTGGACACCGAAAGGATACGACTGGGTATACCGGAAATTCGTACACAACCCGGCCGCAGGTTACGAGTGCATCCAGGCGCCGCCGAGAGAAAACCGGCACCTGCTGGAGCGCGTGCCCGACTTCTACAACCGCTTGGAGCTCAGCTACGACGACCGTTTCTTCCGGCAGGAGGTTCTGGGCGAGTACGTGAACATGGCGGGAAGCCGGGTATACGCCTCGTTCTCGCAAGACAGCCACGTCACCAAACTGAGAGTGAATTCATGGGAGCGCCTGTACTGGGCGCTGGATTTCAACGTGGACCCGATGAGTTCGGTGGTCGCGCAGGTTGTCGAAGGTCAAGTCCGGGTGTTGGATGAGATCGTCCTCCGCAGGGCGACCACACAGGAGGCCTGCGCGGAGTTCCTGAAGCGGTATCCGCGGCACGACATCGGGGTAGTGGTATGCGGCGACGCATCTGGGAACCAACAGCAGACGACGGGGTCGGCAGATTATGACATCGTCAAAGAATACTTCGCGACGTACTCCAACCTGAAAGTGGACTATGAAGTACCAAAATGCAATCCGCCGGTCAGGTCGAGGGTAAATCTGGTCAATGCGAAGCTACGATCCGCTTCGGGCGTAGTCGGACTGTTCATCGACGAAAAGTGCAAAGAGCTCATACAGGACTTTGAACAAGTGACTTACAAAACGGATGGCTACCAAATCGACAAAGACCGCGACCGAATGCGAACGCATGTCTCGGACGCGGTGGGTTATCTGGTATGGCAGGAACTGAAACGGTTGCCACCGATTGGCGAACAACCAGAGCGAATTCTATGACGATCGACACGATCGACCGGGAACACCCGGAGTACACGGCCAACAAAGGCATGTGGCGGCGCTACCGGGACCTTTACGTTGGCGGCGAGCAGTTGCGGAGGCGGGCGGCGGATTACCTGGTGCGACGTCACAAGGAGCCGGGAGATATCTACCTGGAGCGTCTGACGCGGGTGTTTTACCAGAACTACATCGGGTCGATTATCGATTGGTATGCGGCTACGCTGATGCACGCGGCGCCCACGATTCTGCTGGAGGGCGGCGACAGTGCTGCGCAAAGTTATTACAGCGTGCTGAGCAACGACTGCGACCTGAAGGGGACGTGCCTGACGGAGTTTCTGAGACACCGGTTCGTGGATGCGCTGGTTTGCGGAAAGAGCTATATGGTGGTGGACTTTCCGCGAGCGACGGGGAAAGCGCAGACCCGAGCGGAGGAAGACGCGCTGGGGCAGTCACGGGCTTATCTGACCGACTACAGCGCGGAGGAAGTGATCAACTGGTCGTACGATAACGATGGATCGCTGGAATGGGTGACGATACGGACGAGTTGCCTGAGGCAGGTACCGGCGGCGGCGGCAACATGGGCGGAAGAGACACGGTGGATCCACTACGACTGCGAGCGCTACGAGGTGTTCAGCCGGGCGAGAGAGGCGGGCCCAATCGAGCTTTTGGATGAAGGGCTGCATGGGCTCTCGACGTTACGAAGAGTGCCGGTCTTCCAGATGCGGGTCAGCGAAGGGCTTTGGCTGATGAACAAGGCGGCTTTGCTTCAACTGGAGCACTTCAACAAGTCAAACGCGCTCTCGTGGGCGCTGACGATGGGACTGTTTGCGATGCCGGTGGTGTACTCGGACCGGCCGTGGGCGCAAATGGTGGGCGAATCCTATTACATCCAGCTTGGGCAGGGCGACCGGTTCGGCTGGACGGAACCGGAGGGGAAGGTCTACCAGATTGCAGCCGACAACCTGGTCCAGTTGAAAGACGAAGTCTATCGGGTTTGTTACCTCATGAGCCAGGCGACGAGTGGAAACACTCAACAATCGGGATTGAGCAAGCAACTGGACTTTGCCACGACGGACGAAGTTCTAGGGGCTTACGGGGCCATGGTTCGGCAGAGCATGAAGCAGGTGCTCGGGGCGATCGGGGCGGCGCGGCAGGACGGCGTAATGCCGGACGTGGCGGGAATGGATGAGTTCGATATCGACGATTTCGGGACGTCGCTCGAGAACGGGGCGAAGTTGCTCGCGCTAGGGGTGCCATCGGACACCCTGCGCCAACAGGTGTTCAAGCGCCTGGCATTCCAGTACCTGGCCGACGCGCGGCAGGAAGTGCGCAACCGGGTAGCGCAGGAGATCGACAGCGGGACGAAGGCAGGGAGCTAACCAGGAGTTGAGGAGAGTTCATGGAAGAGACCGACGTTCAGGCGATCGTCAGGCAGGCGATCGACGAATTTACCAAGACGGAACAGGCTAAGAGCGAACCGGCTTATAAAGCGGAATTGCAAGAGGAGCGGAGGCGCCGCGAACAATTGGAAAGGAGGGTAAACGAGCTAGTAGAGGAGAACCGGAGAAGCCAGAAGGTTGCCGAAGAAGCGGAACGGGGCTCAGCAGTACGGAGCGAGTTACAGCGACTGGGCGTAACCAAGGTCGATCTGGCATTCAAGGCGATTCAGGACGGCATCGTTCGGACCGGCGATGGGCGATTTGTGGGACGGACGGAGGCCGGGGACGTTCCAGTGCGGGAGTATCTGGCGGCATTTGTGAACGACAACCCGGAGTTTCTACCAGCGCGCATCGCCGGGGGAACAGGGATGACGGCGACGCAAAAGGCGGCAATGCCCTCGGCGGCAGAAATCCGCCTCGACCGGATCCGGCCGGGGATGCGGCCGGAAGAGATGCAGCGCGTTCGAGAAGAGATCGTACGCGTCGCTACTCAGACATTGAAAGGGGCCTAACAGTCAGTAGAAGCGGACCAGACGGTTCTGTCGACGAAGGCAGACGGGGACCTGAGCACCAGCCGCACTTTGAGCCGGGAGGCAGCGGAAGGGTTTAGTTTCCGAGACCAACAACTCACACAACTTAAGGATACAGAATGGGATCTATTACTTCGACGAACGTCGCGAATGCGATTGTAAAACTAGTGGCGGCGGACGCTTTGCCGGTACTGGTGGGGAACCTGGTGATGGGTAACCTGGTGAACCGGGACTATGAGCCGGTGCTGGCGAACGCCGGCGACACGGTGAACATCCCGATTCCACCCACGATGGTAGCGAACAACATCGCGCAGGGTGGGACGGTCACTCCGCAGAACCCGAGCTTGGGAAATGCGCAAATCGTGCTGAATACGCACATAGAGGCGACCTTTCAAATTCCGGACGTGACCAAAGTGCTGGCAGTGCCAGACCTGCTGAAGATCTATATGCAGCCGGCGGTTGCAGCGATCGCACAGAGCATCGAGACGAATCTGCTGGGCCTGTACGCGGGTTTCACGGCGAATACCGCGGTGGGAACGCCCGGTACGGCATTGACGGAAGCGACGGTGGATGCGGCGGAAACGGCCCTGTTTTTGGCCAAGATACCGCCATCGGCGCAAAAGTTCATCGTGGTGGACGCCAACGCGTATTCGGCATGGCGGCAGATTCCGCTGTTTGAAGAATTTCAGACAGCCGGAGCGGCCGGCCTGGTGGCGTTAGTGGACGGAACGATCGGCAAGTACAAAGACTTCTTTGTATTCCGCTCTCAGTTCGTGCCGAAAACAGGCAGCAGCCCGTTAACGACGCACAACCTGGCGTTTACTCGGGACGCAATCGGCCTCGTGATTCGGCGGTTGCCGCAGCCTTTGCCCGGAACGGGCGCAGTCGCAGAATACGCCGAGCTCGGAAACTTCGGCATGCGGGTGGTGATGAGCTACCAGCCGAACACCCTGGCTCAGCAGTTCACGGTGGACGTACTGTACGGGTGCGGTGTGCTGCGGAACGCCGCGGGTGTGCAGGTCAACACTTAGAAGTCCGCGGCCAGGGCCATACCATTGCAAGCAGAAGCACGGGCGGGCGAAAATACCCGCCCGTTGCGATTTCGTGGAGGAGACAAATGGATCTAAGAGTGTATTACCAAAAAATTCGCGACGCGCAAGCGAAGATTGCCGATCCGTGCCCGGTGATTGTGAGCCTCGAAACGCCGGACGGGGGGAAGGAAGGAACGCTCACAGAGGTTCCGGTCGGAATCGCGGCGAAGATGATCGTGGACGGCGCGGCGCGCCTAGCGACGGCCGAGGAAACACGAGCTTACCGGCAAGCCCAAGCGGAGGCCAAGCGCATTGCAGACGAGGCGGAGGCTGCCCGCAAAATACAAGTCACCGTGGTGAGCGCGTCGGAGCTAGACAGGCTCCGCGGCGGGCAGAAGTCCAATAAGGGGTAGGCGAGCATGGCGCTATTCGTAGATGGACCACCCGCCCGACTCGATGAACTGTCGGCGCAGGATTCTCAACTGTTGTCCGTCGCACACCTGGAAGGTATCGATGTGTTTCAGAAGGCACGCATCGTCCAGGAAGAATTCGAAATTGAGCTAGACGTTCTGCTGCGGGGGTTGAGTTACTCGCGAAGGTCCTTGTGGTCCGAGGCGACACCTTGTTTGGAGCAAGTGGCGGTAACTCCGCCGTTGCGCCTGTGGCAAGTCTACCGGACGATTGAGGTGGTGTACACGGACGCGTACTACAGCCAATTGAACGACCGGTACGCCGAGAAACAGGCACAGTTTCACCAGCTTTCATGGTGGGCGAGCGATAAGCTGATTCACGCCGGGATAGGATTGGTGGCGCTGCCTCTTCGAAGGGGCGAACCGGCAACGGTTACGAGCACGGCGGGAAGCCTCGAAAGCGGTACTTACTACATCTCGACGGGGTGGGTGAACCGCTCTGGGGAGGAAAGCGCGGGGACGGCGCCGACTACATTCACGGCGACGGGCGCGAGCCTGATGGTGCAGCCGTCTCGTCCACCAGGATTTGCTACGGGCTGGCACGTCTACCTTGGAACTTCACCGGACAGCTTGATTCGGCAGAACGGGACGCCGATCGATCTAAACGCGGCGTGGACGCAACCGGACGTGCTCCTTACCGCAGGGGCGGCGCCGAGCCGGGGGCAGGAGCCGAACTACATCCAGCCGACGCCACGCGTGTTGGAGAGAGGCTAATGACAGGGAGTGTAGCGGGCGCCACCACAAGCAAGGTGATGCAGCTTATTACGTCGGACGCAGGGGTGAACGCGACCTTACTGTCCGCGAATATGCCAGGGCCGTTGCCGGTGGAACTAATCAGTACGCAGCAGGTGAGCGCACAGAACGTGCCGGTAGAGATCAGCGACCGGAGCCAGGGCCTGCAATACCCGATGTTGCAGGTTTACTGCGAGAAGGTCAGCAATCTTCTCGAAGAAAAGTTTCGGACCTTCTCTGGAAAAGCGCAGATGGCGGTAGAGATTCGGCATTCTCAGGACCGAATCGATGGATTGGAGCGCGCCCTGGGCTACTACGCGGACGCGATGATGCAAGTGCTGGACTTCAGTCGCGGGGACTTCGGCGAGGGAATGTATTATGCGGGTGGGTATCAAGTGGTATTCAGCGCGGTGAAACACGGAGGAAAAAATTTCGTGCAGTCGGCAAAAGTAAGTTTCGAAATTGGAGTGAGCATCAACTAGTATGTCATACATTTCTTCCAATGCGAACCGTTTCTACACG